GAGTAAATTGGAGTATAAATAGACTGGTAACTTATTCATAATACATATTTATTCATTAATGAAACCTGCAAAGACTGAAGAATTCCAAGAAAATTTTCCCTTTATAACCTGCATCAAATGCGTTGATGAGGAGTATGTCGGTATCATTATTAACTATGATCTACAGGTAACTAGCATCTACGATTTCAGCATTCTACGTGCAGATACAGACAAACAACGTTTCTTAGAACTAGGCGAAATTTGGTGGTGGGAATCCAATCGTAAAATTCCTATCAACATATTCCTTAAACAAGATATGGCCGCTTTCCGCCCTATAATCAAAACCTTCAACAGTAAAGATGTCAGTGTTGTGTTCGGTCCAACTGTGAATCTAAGTGACATTGCAGAAAAGCGTGTCAAACGCAAATCTATCCAGCTAGTTAAAAACCCTAAGAGTATCCGTAACTAATCTGTTCACAGATTAGGTTCATCTGTACAATTATTGCATGTGCATAGGCAACTGCGTGTGCTTTCTTAAAGAAATATTCATCAGTAGTCGGTCGGATCCAAACCTCGTTCATCACTGTCGTCCAATCTTTCCCAATCAGATAGCGTTTCGCCGGGCGGATTATCGCTAGTACTGCTGCCAACTGCTCTATACTTCTTGGTTCCATCTGTCTTAGAATAGTACCATGCCCATTCACGTGGAATAAATTGTTCACGAAGTTGTCGTCCAAGAGTAAATCCCATAGAGGTTCAGTCTCCAGTAGTTGAGTGAGATGTGCTTCATCTCGAACACCGTTATATATACCAACATTTAGGAAGTCGATCTTAAAATAACCTCTAGATTCTGCCTGTTGATATTCAATGCTACTTAGTCCTGTCAACGGGTTGATGGGAATCTCATGACAATATACACCAGTGTTGTGTTTCTTGCCTTCGGCCATCACCGCAGGCACATGTTTGATAATATCAAGCACTCGTGATCTGTCTGCAAAGTCAATATCAATATCTGGCATTATTCAATTCCACTTTCGCGACAGATCTCTTTGACCATAGCGACGTCCGCTGGTTTGGTTTTAAAGTGTTTGACCCAGTAGGCAACATCTAGTGCAGGTTCAATCATGCTCAATTGATCGTCATTAAAATTTGCCAGCATGTCTTTTCCTGATCTACAATTCAATAAGACCCACGCACTGATTTTTCCGTTTCGAATATCATGTACCGCACGATTAAAATTTGCATAGTTAAAATAATGATTCCATTGAGCCCCGCTAGAATCACTCCACTCCATCATTGTAGTAATAGTACGTTGTACCGCGGCTTCAACAGGTTCTACCTTCAACATCTCATAAAGATATTTTTCATATAGTTCATCACGGCACCAGTGATCTAACTTAACTCCTGACTTGATCACAAAATCGATAAACTTTTCTGGATATAAGGGATTAACATTGTTAACGAATGAACCGAATTTAACAAATGCGTTATAGTAAGCAGTCTTACAAAAGTCTTCGTATGACTTTAATTTTTTAGCATTCTGTGTGAGTTGAAAGAATCTGTTAAAGGCCAAGTAGCCGGCCTGTACACGTTTCTCATCTTTTTGAAGAGCACGGCGTTTCTGCTCGCACATGTGAGCAACTAGCGTTTTTTCTTTCATAAACGCCTTGCTACAATGCACACAACTGAATGGTTGTTCTTCTAATTTAAACATTACTCGTAATCTTTACGTTGTTTCTTATCAAATCCCATCTTATCGAACAATTCGGTTTTATCTTCTTTAGTCATTAACTTGGCTTGCAATTTAATGTCGCTCATTTTCATTGCAGGATAAATTTCAGCCAATAGCTTTTCAATTTTAACTGCCTTTTCCTTAGTACCTGCTTTGAGATATGGGTGATATGTTTTCATTCCTACTCCACATCCTGCAAACAGCTTCCAAAGTAGAGCCTTGTGATTTTTGCTCAAAGTCCAATGATCTTTATTGACAAATTCATTTGTTCTTTCTAAAAACCATTCCTGCAAATCTCTGTCACCCTCAACGTTGGCAACATATCTCATTAGAACATAGGGTGAGAATTCTTTCTTTTCCTCAGGCGTGAGCTTGTCATAGAAATCATAGTTTCTAAGATCTACGTTTGCTAATTCGCGTTTAATGTCAAGTGCCATGTTCTTTACTCAGATTATATATTATTATACACTGTTCTATCGCTTTTTGTAGTGCAGAATTTGTCTTGGCTTCTTCGTGTATTTGATCCCAAAGATGGGCATGTCGCATCTTAGTTAAATGCTCATTTTTAGCAGGATCATAGTCCCAACCTACCGCTTGTCGAGTATTAGGGTCTGAACCCATTTCACGAGCATAAACGGTGTCACCGTCTCGTTCATATATATAGGTTGCACCTGGTTTCAGACTTCCCATATCACCAACATTTAGTATAGTGAACTATTTCGCTTTGACGGCTGACTTCCTTGACAAAGTATGCACACATAGGATTTTCTCCTTCGTGCAGTGGAGTACATAACAGCTGGCCTGGTTTCATTTTTGGAAAATACCATTTAACATCTTGGTAGACATTAATAATATCAATTTCGTGGAACTCAGGACGGAATGAGCTCAATGGATTAAAACAGAATGTCCTAAATCCTCTATCATTTAGACTGGTTAACGGCAACACCTCCATTTCTGGACCCATAGGGTCTCCGACAATAGTACACCAATCCAACGGCATTGTTAGTTCCCAAGGTCCTACCTTTAGAACAACCGCAGGTCCCGTGAATGATTCTAAAAAGATCAGAGGAAGATAGAAGTAGTCAGGATTTTGATTATCGCTATTATCCATCACTGCATAACGGAGATCGTCATCAACCTCCTCTGGCAGATTATTTAGGTAAAACGTCTTGTTTTCTAGCGTTAATATTTGCATTCTTAGATTTTAACCTTTTCAATAGTAAACGGGTATTTCGCATCTTTGTAAAACTTCTTTCGCTCAGTGAGGTGGCGTTTCGCGTATTTGGTATTGGCGGTGAGATCCCAGATTTGGACAAAGTCCTTGTCTTCAGCTTTTCTGATGCCTCGCCCAATACTTTGTATAACTCTAACAAAGCTCTTTCCGGGTTCCAAAAGAGCCAAATTAAAAATCCTAGGGATATTAATACCCACAGCGGCCACACCATAAGTCGCCACAATAATCTTGCCATCACTGACCGCAATTTCATTATACTCTTCCTTTCTGTCTTTAGTTTTTACAGCACCTGATATAAACACCGAATCTGGCAGTTCGTTTTGTAGAAACTTTCCTGATTCAATTCTGTCCACCAGTACAAGAGTATTACCTGATTCTGCAATGCCCTTAATTAATTTTGCCATCCAAGCCATGCGATCTTCATCAGTGACTAGATACTTTAATTCTTCTGGATACGATCCAAATTCTTTATATTCTTGCGTTTGAATTACATTTACGTGGCAGGTACTTAGAACACCTTTTTCTTGTAATTCGTGTGCAGTAACCTGGCCAACAACATTACCCAATGAGCAACGGATGCTTTCAAATTCCAATTCATCTTTAGGAACTGTTCCGGTTAGTCCCCAACGAATAGGAGCATTACGTAAATTCTGTGTCAGTAGATTCTTTAATACGTCAGCCTTGGCCTGGTGAACTTCATCGATGATAATACAGCTAACACCTTCCAAAAATTCAGCCAAAGTAACCAACGATGCTTCACCATTTTTAGATTTTTTGTCTAAAATATTCAAACTTTGCCAAGTGCAGATAGTGTGCGTTTTACCTAGGTCTTTTCTATCACCATAGTAAACACCAACATCAAGGCCAACGTTAACGTAATCTTCTTCAGTTTGTTCAACCAGTGATTTATTAGGCACAATCACCAAAGATCGACCATATTTTTCACAGATTTTTGACAGAGTTGCAGTCATAATGGTCTTTCCTGCACCAGTGGCAACTGACTGGAGTGCTTGTGGATTAGCAAGAAAATTGTTAACTACACCCACTTGGTCATCACGCAGGCGAATTTTCTCGCCGGCAAAGCGATGTCCTGTAGGCCAGGTCTGATCACCCCAAAATTCTTCGGTAATTTTCTCAAATTCCAGCGGTTCACTGACTCGCTCGTCTTCGACTTCAATGTAGTATCCCCACTGTTCCAACAGGGGCAAGACTCGATCAAGAAGACTAACATAGGTAGTCCCACCGAGACCAAAAAAGCTGACACAGCCATCCCACCGACCTAAACGATAGGCCGGTTGATACCGTGCAGACTGCTGAAAATACTTGAATTTTTTCACCAGTTCTTTACGGGTGTCTAAATCAAGTCCTTCAATTTTGACATTAACTTCGTCTCGGATTATAATTCTTGCGGTTGCCATTTATTATTCTTTGTAGGTGCCTTCATACTATAATACA